AACTTTTGTTTCTCAGATTCTTTCATTTTTTTTCTAGCCATGTCAGCCCCCAGTTGTTTTAAGTATGTTGGTTTTACATACACAAGTTGGGGGCTGAATGCAAGTATTTAGATTTAGTCCGGTAAGACTATGCGGTAAGCCTCTGTGCTTTCTAATGCGCCTTGGCTCAGTGTGTCCGCAAGAAACTCTTCTACCCTAGCTGCAGAAATTTTTTCATCTTCTAAATAATTTGCCAATTCATCTGCTGTCCACCAATCAGGGTTTTCAATCATCGTCTCTATGATCACTGCAAAGTCTCCGACCTTTGAATCTACTGAAACAATATTAGATTCTTCTGCTCGCTCGGGCATGGTCGCTCGAACACAACGCCATGGTATGTGGTCTCTCTTATCTGCGTAGTTTGGTACGCAACTTGCATCAACCAAATCCCCTTGATCAAAGTTTAAAAGTTTTACAATACGAGCATTGAAGAAGACTGCTTCGCCTTCGTCGGTAACACCAAACGCGCTCTTAGCTTCAGTTAAATTTTCTATCATCACATACATAGATTCTGTATTGAAGTTATGCTCTGAGGTATGAGTAAAGTTTTCTGGTAGTTTATGCATTTGAAGTTTCCTCTATCGGAAGTTGATCTCGTTTAATAATGTTGCAGACCAGTGTCTCCGATACACCCAACAGGTCTGCGATCGTAGTTACGTCTAGTTTTTTATGCAAAAGAATATTTATCCGGCGAGATCTTTCGCTAATTTTTTGCTGCTTAGTAGATGGGTAACGTTTCTTAATGTTTCTTTTTAGTAAGTCCTGGTTGTGCATGTGAGCAATTTTAGGCTTCTTAATAACGTCTATTCTATTCTGGTTGATCCATGCCCTTCGAAACCGTTCCTCTTGTTCCGGTGTCATATGGTCCTTCCTTTCTGTCTGAGGTTACTGGTGAATGAACGTAGTTCGTGCACCGCATTAAATACTTCATTGTTGATTGAAGGTCTCGCGTCTTTGCGAAACCTTTCTTCCTGCAGATTATCAACTTTCTGCCTTAGATATTTAAGCTCTTGTTGCTCTGCGGGTGTTAGTGTCTTAGTGCATTCTCTCTTTAGGGACATTGTGTGATCGATCCTCTGCTGATTTAGATGAAATTTGAGATAGCATTTTGAATCCGAACTCCATGTCTTGAGGACTCCAGAACTGAGATGCCATAGTCATTAGGGTAGCAACCACATCGTCTGGTTCCATATCCTCGGGCAATACTCGCATGAGATTGTGAATAAGATGTCCCTTTTCCATCATGCTCTCTGGATAAAACTCAGTGTGAGTTTCCATCAGACCGTCGAACACTAAAGCAACCGTCCAATATTCAAACTTCTTTGAGTCCAGTTCCAGTTCCGGAAGTATGTGATCAATCCAATCTTGAACCTCGACCCATGTGTCCATGAACGCGGCCTCAAAACCCGAGTGTTCTGTCTTCGTTGTTACTTGATACATTTTATTCTCCTTTTTTAAACATCAAGATCCTCGAACCCTTCGTCCTCGATATCGCCGTAGCCATTGCAATACTCGCAGTCCTCGAGCCGCGTGTCCAAATATCCTACGTCACGGTTTATGTTGTGAGGTACAGCGTACTCCACTTCAACTTGTCCATGCCCATCACATTCTGGGCATGGCATCTTTCGTTCTTTAATACTGCTCATTGATTTATCCTTCTCTGTTAATCTCCAACCAATTATGTCCCTCATTATTGATGGCTTCTTTGATTCTGTCCAACTCTATTTCGAATTGTTTGGTGTATCTTTGGTTGTAGGTTGTTGTACTTGGGGGTGCAGTAGACAATTTATCCACAGTCCAGTGATGAACTGTGTAGATTATGCTTTCGGAAAGTCTTTCCTCAGAGGGGGCCTGATGCCCCCTAATCGCTCCATTTATTGTCATGATGTGGCTCCATTAACTGGGATCTTGCCCATGTAATACATCAGCGCAATCTCTTCGGGCAGATCGTTGAGGATCTTGCGGCGAACCTTTTGATTCGGCAGCTTAGTCCAATCACCATTAGTGACAGGTGGATGCCAATCAGATTGGTACACGCCCTCCTCGTTCTCAAACAAGAACAAACATTTCTTCTTCATGGCACGTTTCATGTCCTTCCGAGCAAGGTGCTCGTCCAAACGTTTACCGCACCATGTCTCCAGATTCTCACCGAATCCCTCTGGAAAGTATTCGCATGGTGCTTCTCGAGGGAAACGTGTTTCGTCATTAAAACCCTCGGTTACTTCACGCATGACCTCGGACCAGTTGCCCTTGTACTTGGGATCTCGATCCACTCGATCTGGGCCGCCATGTCCATCGTTGCTGACATATGCAAACGACTTACCGTCCACATAAAGTTTGGCTTGATAACAGGCAGTCTCTTGGCTTGCCCATGCGGAATGCTTAATTGCTTTTAATAGTAGTTGATGTGCCATTATACGGCCTCCTCTTCTGGTGTCCAAGTTGTGTCCACCCCATCGATGAACGTGCCTTCATACATCATGCCTTCGTCTTGGTATGATGCATCTACAATAATGCCCATGTCATGAAGCTTCTCCCAAACTTTTATCGGTGGGCTCCATGCAGTCTCGCATGTAAATGAGAAAGTAACCTCCGCCTCACGTTCTAAAACATTAGGGTCCGAAATCTCCTCGTTCATATCTACATTGTAGATGTCCCACTTGGTGTCCCAGTTATCGAGACGCCATTGATACCATGCAGGGGTATGTCCCTCACCGTCCTGAGACCAAACCTCGAAAGGCATTGGACAAACAGTCTGGCATAAAGTTTCGTTTTTCACGGCGGCATATATATGAGCCATGAGATATTGTGGTCCAGTAACGTGAACCTGTTGTGATGTGTGATTAGGCATGTGAGCCTCCTTGTTGATTGAATAGTTGAACCGCTTTGGCGAATCCTCGCGGCGTTGCACTGCGTATATCTTTTGTCCTTTTGGACTTGCCCCCAAGCTTCATCATGGCGGTGCTATAACCATTACCATGATAACGCTCTGGGTCAACAGATACCTTGGTGGGCATACGAAAGTTATTACCAGTCCATAAACAAGTTTTCTTTTTGTATGCATCCCGAGGCGCAATGTACTCAGGCCATCGAGGATGCTCTGCGGCATCGTCCTCGATGTATCCCCCGTACTCATACGGGTGGAATGAATAGTCAGGTTTACGCCACTTGGTAGCCAAAACACTGACAGGATTTTCTATAAGATATGGGACGCCAAGGTCCTCATAAAATCTGGCACAAGTCATGGCATGATTAACAGCCTCGTCTTGAAACCATGGGTTGGCCTCTGCTTTTTTCTTGAACCATGCCGCGCCCGAAACCGCGAGGTCTGTACAAACAGGGAAGGCCATGCCGAAAATAACAGGGTGATCCATGAAAGGCAGAGTTCTTTTTATATCAACAAAACTCTGCGGATCATACAAATCTGCATGGTGATACTCAATCGACCCATTCCTATAATATTCTTTTGTGATCTCATGTGGATCATGCTGAATATCAAACGCATAACATTCGTGTCCGGCATCAGCCCAAGGTTTCAGTGCCTCGCCTGTGTAATCATATAAGCTTAATACAATACCCATTATTTCACCTCTATATTTAGTTGAATTTCACCATCAATCGTATCATCTACAATTAATATATCGTAACGCTCACCTGTTTCTTGGTCATAGATAACTGCTTCATCATCATCGTTATGAGAACCTATTCCCTCGAGAAGACGGTGCTTTAATTCTCCGACTGTCATTAGTCTCTCCCCTCCCTATGCCAACACTCTTTCAAGTGTGCCTCTTCTGCTACTTCCCAACGCGACATGAAATCTGTAATCCATGTGCTTTGTTCCTTCGTCAGTTTGTGCTCACACAATAACTCCATAGCATCTACGCATTCAAAACCCTGTGCCTTGCACCACCGAGCATACTTGTGATGTAATCTGTGGATCATGCTCATACGTTCACTCCCTCGATCTTAATGTAAGGTTTGAAAGTTCCAGAAAGTACATTGAATGTAGCCTCGTAGTGAGTGTACCCATAGAATAACTCATCAAGATACTTGCCATTTAAGTCGATGATAGGACGCGCCTCGGTCCCTGCAATTTTGTGTTTGCCAAAGGGATCAGCAGTTAATTCCATGATTCCATGATTTGATGTTTGGTGCATGACTCGTGAAAATACGATCCCTTTCTTGAAACCAATATTCAAAAGCATTGGACCCTCGATCCACACGCGCTTGTGTCTACGGTTGCTTCCAACCTTGTAAGTTTTTTTTACATCGTCATGCCAGTAAAAGTCTTTTGGAACATTTACTCCATAAAAGTTTGTCATAGTTGAACCTCATAATTGAATTGTTTGTTGATATTAAACAAGTTATTCAAAAGAACACAGGTAGTCAAGTTTTATTTTTAGGGGGATAGTACGTCAGTTACACTATAGGCATATTCTCCAGAAAAAAAGTAAAAAAGTTTTTATCCATTCAAATATGACGTAATAAACGTACTAAACGTACTATTAAAAATAAACAGTAATGTTTACAACCTTCTAAGTAGCCCATGAGGTAGTACGTTTGGCAGTACGTTAGTACGTTTCTCTGGAGAAAACTCCTATATAGGAAAGATGGACATCATCCGGTCTATGGTTTATCTTGTTGGTAATACACAACGAGGAACATCATGTCGATGCAGGAAAAGATAGAAGACGGGGAAGAACGTGTCCTCACAAACAGGCAAAAAACCTTTGCTCGGTTTATTGTTGAAGGCATCTATTCGAATGCCGAGGCCGCGAGGAAAGCAGGATTTGCAGAATCAACAGCCAGTAAACATGCATCCCTTCTGTTAAATGGAAGGGACTATCCGCATGTGCTCGAGTACATTCAAGAGATGAGAGAGGAACGAGAGCGCAGATATGGCGTGACAACTCTCGGTCAACTCGAGAGGCTGTACAAATTATCGGTTGGTGCTGAAGAGAATGGTCAATTTTCTGCGGCTATTAATGCTGAAAAAATTCGCGCCGCATTGGGTGGTTTAACTGTTGATCGAAGAGAACAAGTGAACACCATTGATCAGCTATCTCGAGACGAAATTGTTGGACGTTTAGCAGACCTTCAAAAGAAATATCCCCAAGCTTTTGTAATCGAGGGGACAGCAAAGGATATTACACCAAATGAGCAAGGGACCAGAGGCGAACTTTTGGAACACATTGAGGTCGAATCTGCCTCCGAAATGCCAAGCGACAAGGATTGAAAACAAACATGGGGGCGGTGTTCCTGATGTACATTTAATCTGGGATGGCTTGCCTTGTTGGATCGAATTAAAGGTATCTAAAGGAAATGCTGTAAAACTCTCGGCTCATCAAGTCGCGTGGAACACAGTATACTGGGCTCGAGGTGGTGCAAATTTCATCTTAGTAAAGAGGTCCTCTGAGCGTGATCTACTTTTATTTGAGGGGGGTCAAAGCGCCCAACTTGTGGAAAAAGGGCTGTCTGGAACCGTTGGTTCGAGGTTCGTGGGCCCTGCGCCTTTATTTGAGGGTCTGCGGCCCCGACTTCTGGACCGATACTCTGCGGCTCTGCGCCCTGCGCCCTAGTTTTATGGTCTGCGGCTCCACTGCCCTGCGGGTCTGCGGCCCCATGTTATTTGAATCTATTATGCAGCGCAATAAAAAAGGGGCCGAAGCCCCTTTTCCTAGTGTTCTACTATCGCAATTGATTTTGCTAGGCTCGAGCCTTTGCATAATTTGCACGCTGTGCATTGGACGCGACGTCCGGCCTCTTTTGATGCCGGACAAAGTGTCTCTTTTGTTTTGTCGAGATCCTCGAGTCCTGTAATAACTCGGAATGTGCGCCGACCCTCGGACCAATGCGCTGCCGCTTGTTCGTGAGTGTCCGCGCTTTGCATCGCGATATCAGGACGCCAACCGCTTTGGTGGCTGTATGCTGTGAATGTGTCCGCCTCTGCTAGTAGATCCTCCCACACTGACGCCGGACACGCTGCCGGATCCCCGTAGGTCCCAACGCGAACAAAACGTCCGCGGCCCATGTCGCGAGCGCTGCCGGTTTTGTATACGCCACGTTGGAAAGCTTTCCAAACTATCAAAACACCTTGCCCTAGGTTAACGTAACACTTGCGATTCTTGGCAATTTTGCGGACGGGGTCCGTTGTCGGTGTCCCTCGCATAACGCAATCGCCGCAGATTGTAGAGTCTGCGCCTGTTTTGCTTGCCTCGAGTGGGTTTATATCTCTGCACAAAATATAAGTTTGCACTACAGTGCCCGTCTTTTTGTTTCTATTTGAATATGTCGCTATAACGACAATCGGTTCCCCATCCAATAGGCTTGGCCCGTTGTAGATGATTGCACTCTTCATGATTGAATACCTTCTGTTAAGTTAGATCTATATGTTAGCAGAATACAAGTTAAACACAAGTTAAAAGTTTATTGAAGAAACTCTGCGGCCTTGTTGCTCTGCGGCTCTGCGGCCCCGTCTCTCTCTTCTATTGTTTGTCTTTGCGCTGCCAATGGAAAGGGGCCCCGTAGGGCCCCTGTGATTAATCGGCTTCTGCCATGTTTCGGAAAGTTCGAAGAGCCTCGGTAGCGGCCTCTCGTTTGATCTTTTTCATGGATCTAAGCAAAGCAAGTGTATCCAGATCTGGATCCTCGACTGTAGACAGAACCTCGATAATACCTTGAACCTCGTTCAGTTCGATTACCATGTTCACTGTCATGGTGTTCTCGTTGCAGTATGATTTACGCATGGTGCGCCTCCTCTAATTGAATGCCATTATTGGCAGGTTTAGAATATCAAAAGACTTGGACCAGGTCAACAAGTTATAAACAATTTAATTCCTGCGGCCTTGTCTTTTCGCTGCGGCCTTGTCTCTGCGGCCTTGTCTCTGCGGCCTTGTCTCTGCGGCCTGCGGCCCTGTTGTTCTGCTGCGGGTTTGCAAAAGCCCATGCGCGGAGACCCGATATATCGGAGCGCATGGGCGGGGTTTTATTCTGCCATTACTTGTTGGGCCAGTGCCTGGGCCCAACGTGCGATGCTTTCTAAATCTTTTTTAAGTTCACCTGGGCTTTCATAGTTCCCGTTGGCTAGTTCCCAAGCAGTGATCTCAATGTTCGTAAGCTGATCGCGTACTCTTTCTTTTGTAATCATAGTTCGATGTCCTTCTAATTGAAAGATGCCAAGCGCATCACGAAGAGCCCCACGCGGGGGCTCTTGCTGATGTTCTTATTATCCTGGGTATTCGTCCCGCCATGCTGGATCAGCATCTACAAGCTGACCGTATTGCGTGATCTCTCTGGCATATGTATCGCCAAGCTCGAACCCGCCACCATGCATATGCGGGGATGTTGCCGCAACAAACCATCTAGCATATGGATCGTTTTGTTCTGCGCTAGAATGTTTGTAGGTCTTGAGCACCCGCCACTCCCAGCCCTGGGAGTTCTTGTAAACTGCATATGGTGTTTCTTTTGTTCTTGCTTTTCCGAATGTTGTTCTTGGCATTATAGCCTCCTATTAGTTGAAATTTATAGTGCCCCGATCATATCAGATTGTGACCGGAGCACAAGTTTTTAGTTATGCAAGCTTATCGAATTCTGCGACAAGCTGATCATACATCTTTGACGCTTCGTCTTTACGACCTGCTAACAGCATCATCATCATAAACTCGAGCTTAAACTTTAAGCGATTGCCCAGAGATTTTTCCTCCTGCTTTTGCTCGATTGTTTCTGGTTCATGTTGCATATTATATTCTCCTAGTTGAATGATGGGAAAGTCCATCTCGATGGCCCCCGTTTGGGGGGCCATGCAGATAAACTCTATATCCAAGTAAACTTATTAACCTTGGACTCTTTGGCATACTGTTGCCAAACTGTGGGTCGGTTCTCTTTCCACCATTGTAGATTGGGGGCCAGTGTCCGGTATGTTGTAACGTATTGGGCATAACCTTGCTCGATGGCTTCGGTGCGTAGCTCGTTGCGCTGTTTAGTAAGCTTGGCAATCTTTGCTTCGATCTTTGTTATCTTGTCTTGGTATTCCATTTGAATGTTTCCTTAATTGAAGTGGACGCTTGATTGCTTCCATAACTTGTTATGGGCTCTATGATTTAATATGTCAACAAGTAAAACACAATTAATTGCAATTTATTTAAATTAATTTACCTAATATCTGGGCCGGATCGCGCATATCTGGGCCGGATCGCTTGCCCTCTTGGCATTGGGCGGGGGTAACTGGGCCGGATCGACCTCAATATTGCCCTCCAGGCGAAGGGGGCCCCCCTATATTTGGGGGGTGCATCGCGCTCCACGGCAGCTATTTAGTTGGTTTGGTAAATTTATTCGGGTATAATTTCATTAGCACTTGTGCCCAGCACACAAGCACCTTGGGCCGAGAAAAATCATGGGTGTAATTTCATTCGAGAATGTTGTATAGAGGTTCAAGAACCTTGGAGCTTTATTAATGTCTACATTTAGGGAACGTTTAGGTCAGTCGGAAAGCGGCGGTAATTATGGTGCTCGTAATTCTGAAGGCTTATCTGGTAAATACCAGTTCGGACCGGATCGTTTATCAGATTTCATGTCTTCAACGGGCAAGAAGTTCTCGATGTCCCAGTTCCAGACTAATCCTGCGTTACAAGAGGAAGTTCAAGCTTGGCATGAGGACGATATATTAACGTTTGTTGCTGATCAGGGACTTGATAAGTTCATTGGTCAACAGGTTGGCGGAGTTGTTTTGTCTCCGGAGTCTATGTTGGCGATGGCACATTTAGGTGGCAAGTCTGGAATGAAGAAGTTTATTGAGACTGACGGGGAATATAACCCGTCTGATTCCAATGGCACACGGTTATCGGACTATGCGACTAGGATTCCTGCAGACAAGGACGGTAGTTTACAGCAGATGGCTCGAGACAGTATGAATTTGACTCCACAGGCTGCGGAGAAAGATTCTGGATTAATGGCAGCGGCTCGAAAACTTTTAAGCGGGGGCAACGCTCCTCGGCCCAAGGGTCTTACACCTCCGGGCACGTTCCGGCGTGGTGGGAAGATGAGTCCTTTGAGTAAGGGTATTCCTACAGCGTTACCGAATGCGGACATGATTCAGAGATATTCTACACCAGGCGGCATTGGGAGCTTGAAATGAGTTACGATCTTATTGGTAGGGTTATGACTTTGGTTTTAGAAGACACTTATTATGAGGATCGAACGATTGGCGGGGCTCGAAACGCAATACTATCAGCGTTAGACCATGATCGTTGTTTTGTTCATTGGTTAAATGGTGAGGTTGTTGGTTATTGTACTTGGGGGTTCTTCACCCGCGAGGAGATTGACACCGATACATGGGACGGGGACGAGGTTTTTGCTCGCAAGGATGGCATATTGTTCTTTCCGAAGTTTCAATGTAGGGCGGGTCGAAAGCAAGTTATTAGATTTATACGAGACATTCAGACGTTTTTGTGTGATAATTACCCAGAAATCAAAACTGCGGAGGGTTTACGACTGTATCCGGACGGTAGTAAGCGTGACGAGAAATGGCATAGGAAAGCAGCATGAGACATTTATTTGGGCCATTACGGCATCTAAACCCAGTAGTTTTTGACAGTGAAGGTGGCGGCGGTGGCGGCGGTGGCGGCAACAATGATAACAAGTCTTCGAATAAACCGAAAGCCACAGGCAATTTAGCCAAAGGCGCTCCTACAAAGCAACTTGGTTCTGTTTCAAAAGAGGGTCAGTATGCAGGCGATGGTTTCTCATGGGTTTCTCACGGTACAAACGAGAACGGCAGCGAGATGCTTACTCGAACATACACTGGCGCGAACAAAGATGCAGGGTTAGGGCAGGCTGTTTCCGTTGCTGGAAACGATGGCAATAATAATAACAAAGCTAAGATTGCAGAAATATCTATGAAAGAGGGCAGTCCCTATGCTGCTTCTCCATCTTCGGCTACTGACGGGGATTTCCTTGAGTTTGTCAAATCTGGCTTTAAAAGTTTTGGTGCAAGCGATTCGTATGCAGCACAGGTAGGCAACACCAACTACACTCCTAAACCCAACTATGGTTTCACGGGTGGATCTGACGATTCTGGTTCTTTTAACGATGCGTTTGCAGCGGCCCGAGCCGCTGGCGGAGGTGACAAAACATTTGATTACCGAGGTAAGAGTTACACTACGGACTTGGCTCCCGAAACCAGTCCACGTCCGCAACTTCGTCCAGAACCAGCAGTAGATTTCAACGCGAAGCTTGAAGCAGCGGGTATGGAAGACGTTAGCCCGTTAGATTTATTGGCGGCTCCTGCACCTAGTGACATGATTCAGCCTGATGCTGGCGCGGTTCAAGATTATTTCACTACTGGCGCGGGGTCACCGGGCTTTGTATCTCCGGTAGATTACACGAAAACTGCAAGCGGCAGTCCTTTTGCAGCGGCGGCACAGTTAGATTTCGCGGATCGCGGCAATACATTCAGCGACAACGAGCGTGTCACAGACAATATAGGTGGGATAGGTGGTTTACCTGGTTATGAAGACACGGTGATGAACTTTCAGAACCGAGTTTCTGCCCCTGGTGAACTTGAGGCTCAGTTGGCTGCGCTTGACGAAGGTGGGGTTCAGACTGCTCAGAACGCTACAAGTTACGCGGATTACACTCCAGAAGACTTTTTAAGAGATTCGAACTTACCGAACACCGGTCCTCCGAGCATGGGTTTCCCTAGTGCGTTACAGACAAAGATTATGGAGAATGATCGTTTACGGGCCGAAGCACAAGAAGAATACGCAAACAGTGAGGGCACTGGCTTTGCCGGTCTTACTACAGCAGGTATAAATCAAGCAGTAGAACTGGTTAGTCGTGGTGGTGAAAAAATAATAGATTATTTTGATCCGGCGGATCAGTATAAGTTTGGCGATGCATTAAGTGGCGTTCCAGAATTAGACTCAAGCGGGGACGTTATTTCTGAGATTGATCCTGGTTTTGCTAGAGCTTTGGGTGCAGATCCAAATCGACGGGGTATGGTTGCGGGAACAGACAATCAGATAGCTAACTATATCGGAGAATTTGCGGATAGCGTCCAAGCAAACAAAGAAAGGCGTCTTGAGGATATTAAAGACACTGCGGCTGGTCGGGCAAAGAACCGAGACATCTTTGGAACTGGGGGCTTTGGTCCCGATCCAATGGCTCTCTTATCGGAAATCATCTACGGCGCTGGTACTACAGGGGCTATCATAGGGACTTCTATGGTAAATCCTTTTTTGGGTGCGGGTCTTGGTGCAACGATGACCACAGGGGAACTTACTACTGAAGTCGAAAACAGAATAAAGGCAAAGATCGCTAACGGAGAATTTGGTAATATTAGCGCCGATCAAGCCGCCCAGTTGACAACTGATTATGTAGAGAAGATCACGCCCGCTGCGGCTGGTATGGGCGTGTTGGAAGGTTTAACCTTTGGCGCGTTGGGCCGCGTACCAGGACTTAAAAACAAAATTGGTCTTGCTGGGGTGGAAGGTTTTTTAAGTGAAGGATTCTTAGAACCCACTCTTGCTGAAACCATTATAAAAAGTGACGGACAAACCATAGATGACATTTATCCTGTGTTTGATCAGGAAGGTGCAGCCGTAGGTACGGCTCTTGGTGGAGCGGGGGCAACAGTGGTTAGCGCGGCTTCGCCTCCAGGATTTAACCCCAACGCGGTTAAATCTGTTAACACCGATGGCCCAAATAACTCTGGGGTTGAATCTGACGGCACGGTCCCAGGACCGATGGTGGACCCGTCTGGAAATACTTTGTACGGTTCAATCTTAAATCCAGAGCTAAGTCCTACTGCAGGAAACATAGCAGATTCATCTGTTACTACTTCATATGACAACGTGTTTGACGCCATAGATGGTAAGTCATATGATCTTTCCGGATTTGCTCAAGGACCTATGGTAACGCCTCGAGCGGATAACAACACGCAAGTTACAGATCAAACTACTATGGTGGAGGAAGAAGCACGTCTGAAATCTATGAGTGACGGTTCAGCGTTGCTGTCTGAGATGATCTTGAACGATGCTTCTCTCGAGCAGTCTGCAACAACAGGTAACGTTGTTGAGTTAGCCTCTAAACTAGAGCTTCCAATGCAAGATGCAGTTGAGGTTGCTACAGAGGTATCTGAAAGAGCAGCCCGTGAAAAAGCGGATATGCTTGGTTTGATAGCTGGGGACGAAGTTTCTAAGTCTGGAAGCATAAACGAGGACACTCTTTCCGAGATCAACTCGATGTTGTCGGAAGAAATGGCAGCGGACGTTATTGAACAAGCCAATGCTGGTGAAAGTCTTAACGGTCAGACGGCCCTCGATCTCTTCCTAGAAAATGACATTAACACTGCCACGGCTAAACGTCAGGAAGCGGAAGCAGCAGCGCGTGAAACAGCAAACGCCCAGCTTCTTTCGTCCATGAGTGGAATTGAACTTGCTCCTATGGCTCCCGAGGTAAACACTGGCCCTCCTTCGGTCCTATCAGCGGATCCAGTTAAGACGTTCACAACGGCTAAAGGCTCTACTTATGACGCATTTGGGGACGGCACTACGGTCAGAGATCGAGCGGAGCGCACTAGGTTTGGTCAGCCAGACGGGGAAATCTCAGGTGTACAGCCTCGTAGCCAGCAAACTATCTTTATGAATAATGACGCGGTAATGGAAATTGGTGGTCTTTTTCAAAACACCGAGGTTCCTACCGAACTGATTGTAGGAGACGGTACAGCTAAGTTAGTTTTGAGAGAAGATGTCGGGCCTAGAAAAGCTGGGGATGACTACAGTCAAACGGTTACGTTTAGTACAGAGCCTGTAGTTGGATTTCAGCCTGTTGAAATTTATGATACGACCAACGAAAATGAGCGGAATGTACACTTCGGAAGCAAAATTACCGAAGTATCTACGAACCAAGGCCCTCCTTCGGTCCTATCAGAGGTTTCTGACGGCTCGGTGACAGTAGATAATGTTGTTCCTT